ATGACGTTGTTATAAATGGAACAACTATAGGTCACACAGATGATACAGACCTTATAACTGTAGCAAGTGGTATAGCAACAATAGCAGGTGAAATATCTGTAACTACACTAGACATTGGTGGCACTAATGTAACATCTACTGCTACAGAACTAAACATTATGGATGGTGACACTTCTGCAACATCAACAACACTCGCAGACGCAGATAGAGTTGTTGTCAATGACGCAGGAACAATGAAGCAGGTTGCACTAACTGACTTTGAAACTTACTTTGAATCTGCACTAGATACATTATCAAACGTAACAACAGTCGGTGCATTAAACAGTGGCTCTATTACATCAGGCTTTGGTGCAATAGATAATGGTTCATCAGCTATAACAACTACAGGTACAATTACATATGGTAGTTTATCTGATGGTTCAATAACGATTACAGCATTTGTAGATGAAGATGATATGACATCTAACAGTGCTACTCTCGTACCTACACAGCAGTCTGTAAAGGCTTACGTTGATGCACAGATAACTGCAGAGGACTTAGACTTCCAAGCAGATAGTGGTGGTGCATTAAGCATTGACTTAGATAGTGAGACACTTACATTCACAGGTGGTACTGGTATTGACACAAGTGGAAGTGGTAATGCTGTTACTTTTGCAATAGACTCTACTGTAGCTACATTAACAGGCACACAGACTTTTACAAACAAAACATTAACTTCACCTAAGATAAATGAAGATGTAGCATTAACAGCTACTGCAACAGAGTTAAACTTATTAGATGGTGTATCAGGATTAGTACAAGCTGACTTTACAAAACTAGCTGCTGTAGATTCAACTGCTGCCGAGTTAAATTTAGTTGATGGTTCATCTGCAGGTACAATAGTAAATAGCAAAGCAGTTATATATGGTTCTAGTGGTGAAGTAAATGCAACAACACTACAGATAGCAGGAACTTCTATTACATCAACTGCTGCTGAATTAAATATCATGGATGGTGATACGTCTGCTACTTCTACAACATTAGCTGATGCAGACAGAGTGGTAACAAATGATAATGGTACAATGAAGCAAGTAGCATTGTCAGATGTTAAAACATACTTGTCTAGTGCAGGGTTCTCAACAGAAGACCCAACTGCATTAGCGATTGCTTTAGGTTAGAAAATGCTTGACAAATTAGGCAAAACCGAGTATAATTATATAAAAGGAAAAACAAATGGCAAATACATTTAAAGTAGTAACTAAAGCAGGAGTAACTAGCGAAGATGTAATTTATACTGTAGCAAGTTCAACAACAACAGTTGTGCTAGGAATCATGCTCGGTAATACAACAACAAGTCAAGTTACTGCTACAGTTACACTAAGTTCAGACACATCAAACAGAGCAGGTGCAAATGACGAAGCAAACCAAGATGTTGAGTTAATCACCAATGCTCCTGTACCTGTAGGTTCATCCCTTGAACTACTCGCAGGTAACAAAGTCGTTATGGAAGCAACTGATGTACTTAAACTTACAGCATCAGGTGCTACAGATATAACAGTATCAATCATGGAGATAACATAAGATGGCATTGTTAGGTAATCCTCTAGCAGTAGCATTTCAGCAACCACCTGCAGTCGTAAGATTCAATGGTGATGCAAGTACGACTACATTTGCTCTAGGAAGAACTATAGGCTCTGTACAGGAGATACTTGTAAGTGTAGATGGTGTCGTACAAGATACATCTGCTTACACTGTACCTGATGGTTCTACGTTGACATTTACAGCAGCTCCTTCTAGTGGTACTAACAATATCTTTGTGTACTTTCTTGAGTCTACTAGAGGTTCTGTTACACCTGCAGCTGAGAACAAAGGTAATTTTAAGGCAGGTGGTATGTTCAGAACAAATGCACAAAACTTAACTGCTGATACAACAATACTAGCCACAGAAAATGCACAGGTAACAGGTGTTCTTACTGTAGATAGTGGTGTTACATTGACAGTGAACAGTGGTGGAAGGTTGGTGATATCGTGAGTACAATCAAGGTAGATACATATTTAACTCGTGGTGGTGTATCAGAGATAGCTATTGATAAACTAAAAGGTGCATCAAGTGCATCTTCTATATCTATTGTAGGAGAAGGTGGTTCAAATACTACTAACTTACAACAAGGGTTGGCAAAGAGTTGGTGTCATATGCAAGGAAGTGGTACTGTTACAGCAGACGATTCTTTAAACATAGCAAGTATAACAGATACAGCAACAGGTAGATATACCTTAAATTTTTCAACTAATTTTGGAAATGCTAATTATGTTTGTGTTTGTGGGATGAGTGGCAATAATGGTAATACAACAGATGGCAGGTCTCAAATGACTGATGATACTCCTGCAACAAGTCAATTTGCATTTAGACATGTTGGCAGTAGCAACAACACTACTAGAGATGATGCAAATATTTTATTAGCTTTACTCGGAGACTTAGCATGAGTGAAATAAGAGCAGATAAACTACATAATGCTTCAGGCGATAATGATAGTGGAATTGATTTATCTACGAATGACGTAGTTGCAATAGATATTGCAGGTAGCGAGAAGGCAAGGGTGGATTCTGATGGCAACTTGTTTGTGGCTCACACTAGTAAGTTTTCACCAATAAGTGATGGTGGGGTTGGGATAAGTCTTAATGCTAATGGACAGATATTTGCTGGTGGAGTAAACCCAAGTTTATATGTAAATCGTGAAGATAATGATGGTGATATTGCAGTATTTCGCAAAGACGGCACTTCTGTAGGAAGCATTGGTGTTACAAATGCTGTTGGTGTAAGGAATACATTTATTTGTGGAACATTAACTGGAATTAGTTTTGCAAACGCAGCCATTTTTCCAGTAGACAATAATGGTAATATTGCTGATAATTCAAAAGATTTAGGATTTAGTTCTGGAAGATATGATGATATATTTGCAACAAATAGCACGATAAATACTTCTGATAGAAATGAAAAACAAGACATAGAAGAGCTAACTGAAGCAGAGCAAAGAGTGGCTGTAGCTTGTAAAGGTCTCATGAGAAAATACAGATGGAGAGATGCAGTTGCAAAAAAAGGCGATAATGCAAGAACTCACTTTGGTATTATAGCACAAGACCTACAAGATGCTTTTACAGCAGAGGGTTTGGATGCAAGTGACTATGCAATGTTTACATCTAACACTTGGTGGGAAAAAGAAATATCTGTAGATGCAGTAGAAGCAGATGAAGAAAATGGCATAGAAGCTAAAGATGCTTACACATATATTGATACCAAGCAAGAAGAAACTGAGGGTTACACAGAAAAAACTAGATTAGGTATAAGGTACAGTGAATTACTAGCCTTTATTATATCGGCTATATAGGAGTAAGTAATGGCAAACGGAACAATAGCATTTGATACATTACAGACAAGTGGACAGATAACAGGCACAGCTAAGTCTGTGGATACAGATTATGTTGTGAATGGTGCTGTAAAGTCTTGGGCAAGAATTAATGGAACTGGTTCTGGTGTTCCTGCGAATCAAAGTTTTAATGTGGGTAGTACAACAGATTCAGGAACAGGTGATTATGAAGTGGCATATAGTAATAATTTTTCAGATGGTGAATACTGTATTACATTAGGAGATTCTAATAATGCAGATGTGGCATCAGCAACGCATACTAGATGCAATACTAGCTCTGCTTCTGGTCTTGGTTTGCAAGTGTATTATAATGGTGCTTTAGCAGATGCTACTAATGTTTTCTATCAAGTTACAGGAGACCTCGCATGACAATAACTACACCAGAATTTCAAGGCACACATCTTTGGGATAGATTGTGTTGGGCAAAAGAAAAGCTAGAACCACACAGAACAGAATACTGTGTTGTATGGGAAGACCCAGAGACACCTGATGAACCTGCAAAGGTTACGCACCCTGACCCTAATTGGATGGCTTGTGCATTGCAGGGTGGCATACTTCCACCTGTAGAAGTTTATTGGGAACTCAAGAAAGATGAAGACAAGCCTGACTTTGTAAAGCATACAAGAGGATACTTGCTACACAACACTAAGCCTGTAGATGCAATGACAGAAGAACAGGCAATAGAGTACCTAATTATGAAAGACATACCACAGCATGTATGGAGAGATTACGACAAGGCAAACAAACCACGAATGGTTATTTGTACTAAGTCACAGTTACCAAGCACGAGAGTGTGGCGAAATGCTTGGAGAATCAATGAAGACATAACCACATATAATGAAGAAGCTGCTTAAAGGAGAAATCAATGGCAACAACTAATATCGTAGACAAGGATGGCAACAGTATTGATGCTTCAACTGCCACTGTTCCATCCGACAGGCACTTCAGAGGTGCATGGACATTATCAGGTACAACTATAACAGAAGACTTAGCAACAGCTAAAGACATATTCAAGGACAAGATAAGGGAAGTAAGAAAGCCTTTATTGGAAGCTGAAGACGTAGTGTACATGAAAGCAATGGAAGCTGACGAT